TACGCCAGCGCTTCTGTTCCTGGGCTATCGGCTGCGCGACGAGGTGAACGTGTATCCGCCGCGCAAACCCGGGATGCGCATTCGCTGGCGAAGTGAACGTCAGCGCAGATTCGTGCTGGCCACAGGCCGGCTTCCTTACCGACGAACTGGATGGCTGGCAAAGCAATGGTTTGTCACGCCGGCGGGTAACGCTCAAGTGGTTGTGCGTAACAAGGCGCGCTACGCCGCGTTTGTGGTCGGGAAGGCGCAACAGCCGTTTCACAAAGACCGGGGCTGGAAGCGCGTGGACGAAGAAGCAAGTAAACTGGTTTACAATCGCGCTGTGATGCGCGAGTTCTCGCGCATCATCGAAAGGGAACTAAAGAGATGAGATTCACGCTTGATACCGACCTTCCTGTAGTCGAGCGCGGCGAGTGGGACGGCGATGCCGCGCGCGAGCGAATCCTGGCGTGGGCGGGATACGAGACCGAAGCGGAAGAGGACATGCGCAACGAAGCGCTTGAGCGCGCCGCGCGTCTGTTCCTGTTTCGGCGTGACGAGTCTGCGGAGAAAGACGACCTGGTTGCGCCGTGTGGCGACATCGTGGATGGCGATCCGCGGCTGGTCACGTCCGGCATGCGTTTCGCGTTGGCTGCTGTCAATGGGGCGCGCGGGGGGATTGACGCGCCCGAAGAGTTGCTCGCCCAAGCGCGGGCTGCGCTCGGGAAGCTTTTGGGCGAGCAGGAGCAGGAGACAGAGACGGCGATGCGCTCGGTCGCTGATAACCCTGATCAGGATTCGCGGAACGGTGAGCAGGAGCAGGAGACACAGACACGCGCGCCGGCTGTGAAGGTGTACGAGAGCGAGGGCAAGCTCTACGCCGAAGGGTATGCGGTCGTGTTCGGTGGTCGCGATTTGCATGGCGAGTACTTCACGCGCAAGACCGACTTCGGCGCAGAGCTTCTCGGATTGAGCAATCCACCTTTGCTCTACGAGCACGGCATCCATCCAGACATCAAGCTCAAGGTGATCGGGCGCGTGGAGCAGATGCGCGCTGACGACATCGGCGTGCTGGTCAAGGCAGAGCTTGATCGGCACAGCAAATACATCGAGCTTGTGCGCCAGCTGGCGGAGCAAGGCGCGCTTGGCATGAGCACTGGCGCGCCCGGCCATCTTGTCTCGCGCAAGAGCACGGGAGAGATTGAGCGTTGGCCGATCGTTGAAGTGTCGCTGACGCCAACGCCGGCTGAACCGCGCACGCTCGGCGTAGAGATTGTGGAAGCTATTCGCTCGATTGCGCTTCCAGAGGTCAAACCGCCGGCGGTCGTCACCGCCGAGTCGCGTGAGGCGGATGCGCAGAAGAGCGTGGCAAAGGAGATTCACATGTACGTTACTGAGACCAAGAGCATAACCTTGCGCGACTTCATGAGCGCCGTCGCGCGCAAGGACTATGACACGATTAAGGCGCTAGGCACGGGACAAGGGCCGTCGGGGGGCTACCTTGTGCCGGAGACGTTACTCCCCGACCTGCTGACCGCCGTGAGCGCGCAGTCTATCGTGCTGCCGCGCGCGTTCGTCACCGATGCACCCGGCACGGTTCGCCAACCGGTCGTTGACCTGAGTAAAGGCGCATCTGGTGTGTTTGCCTGGTATGGCGGCGTCAAGTTCACGTGGGTTGGTGAGAACAGCGCTATCGCAGAGACCGAGCCCGCCTTCAAGCAGTACACGCTTCGCGCGCTGACGATGGCCGGCATCGTGCGCGTCAGCAATCGAATGCTGGCCAGCACCACGTTTGACGCGCAACTGCGCCGGATGCTCGCTGAAAGCGCTTCGGACTACCTTGATCACTACTTCATCCGTGGCAGTGGCGCAGGCGAGCCGCTTGGCGTGCTGAACGCGCAAGCGCTGGTGAGCGTAGCGCGCGACACGGCGAACCAGTTTAAGCCGGTTGACGCGGCGAGGATGCTAGAGCGGTTGATGCCGGGTTCACTCGGTCGCGCCGTGTGGCTGATTCACCCGACCGTGCTGCCGCAACTTGTTCAGTTCTCGGTTGGCAACACCCCGGTGTGGCAGCCGAACTGGCAGCAGGGCATCGCCGGCACTCTCATGGGTATCCCAGTCATCATCACCGAGAAGGTCAACCAGCTTGGCACTGCAGGCGACGTGTTGCTGGCTGATTTCAGCATGTACGCGGTTCAGTTAGTGCGCGACATCGAGATTGCCGCAAGCGCGGATGCCTACTTCGAGTATGACCAGACGGCCTATCGCTTGACGGTCTATGCCGATGGCACGCCGCGCGTGGTGGACAAGGCGAAGTACATCGGGACGAACGTTGAGGTTAGCCCGTTCGTAAGGCTACAGTAGCAGGAGGGTAACATGAAGCCAACCGACTCTCTGAACATCGCTGGCCGCTTGCCAGCGCAGGCGATCACTGGCGCGACTAACACGACCAGCGTGGACATGCAGTTGCTTCGCGGCATAGCCGCGATCTGCATCGTTGGCACTGCGTCTACGCCGCCGTCGTTCACGATTCAGAGCAGCGCCGACAACACCACGTTCACCAACCTGACCGGCAAGAGCATCGCCAGCATCACAGCTAACAGCGAGGGCGTGATCAACGTCCGCGACGAGGAATTGCCGGAGGGCCATCGCTGGATCCGGGCTGTTGTCAACGGCACTGCCACGGTTGCTGTCGTCTTTGTCGGCACTGTGGCGCGCGACAACCCGCCCGCGAAGCTGACTACCACGACCATCGTTGACTAATGGCTTACGCTACGCTCGCTCAGGTAAAACAGTACGTCGGCATCACCGCCACGAGCGAGGATGCGCTGCTGACGCGGCTGTTAGACGCCGCGTCAGCGGCCATTGATCGTTATACCGGCAGGCGTTTCACCGCTTCGACCTCGACGAAGAAGATTCGCCGCGAGCACGTCGTCGGGAACGTGTTCTTCCTGCCGGATGACCTGCGCACACTGACACAAGTGGTGACGGATGAGGGCGATACCCTGCTACCGTCGGACTTCGCGCCGTTCGATCCGCCGGTCAGATTGTTAAGGGTCAAGACCGACGCGCCGTCGTGGAGCATCGAGTACACCGCAGACGTAACAGGACAGTGGGGATTTACCGCGAGTGCGTCGGATGACATCGTGCAAGTATGCGTCAGGTTGGCAAGCTGGATGTATCGCTCGAAGGACGCGCAAGTCTTTGACGTGACAGGGCAAGAAGGGTTGAACGCGCTAAGCACTCGCTTGCCGCGTGACATCGCTCAGATGCTCGACCCGTATGTGGTGCTTGAGGTGATGCCATGTTGAGTGCTGTTAATGCTGTTCATGCCGTGGTTGCCGCGGTGACGGGAATCACTGCGGCCTACACGACCGTGCCGATGAGCGCAAACACGCCTTCGCTGCCTATGGCGCTGGTGACGCCGACCAGCGAGAACCGCCGCCAGCACGCGCACGAGCTGGTGCGCGTCGAGACGTTGGTTCGCGTGCGCATCGTGCATTCGCCCATCGCGCAAGGCGTCACGGAATCTCAGCAATCCGCGCTCTACGCGCTGGCCGACGACGTGATGGAAGCAATTACCGACGACATTACGCTTGGCGGCCAGGTGGATCACGTCGCTAGCGTGGACGCCGACGAGCCGACCATATACACGCTTGCGGGCACGGATTACCTGAGCATCAGCATCGCGGTAAGGGTGGTGGAGAAGATATGAGCAAGCTAACTAAGCCTGGAGAGCAGATAAGCGAGGTGATTTACGAAACAAGGGCTGAGAAGTGGCATGGGGTGTATTACCCTGGCTTGCCTTGTCTCCCGATGACCGATGAAGAGCTTGAGCAACTTGCGAAGGTTCATGGATACGAACTTAATCTTGTTCGTGGCTTGTACGTAAAAGCGGAGGAGAAGAAAGATGCCAGCAACCCATCTACGTAGAGTTCAGTTAGGCCAACAGACGGTCTTTGCGACGCCTGTTGCTGCCACGTCCATCTTGAGGGGCGTCATCGATGGGAGCGTGACGATAAACCATAACGACATGGTTGTTGAGGAACTAGGCCGCTCGATAAGCGACCTTATCATCTTCTCGCAGCGTCATGCCGAAGGGGAAATAGAGCTACAGACCACGTACGAGGACATCCTTTACGGCCTGTTTGGCTTGTTTGGCCCAGTTGCGCCAATCGGCGGCGCGCGCACATTCAACGCGCCGATTACGATCTACGCCGTGCCGCAGATATACACGATAGAGTATGGCGCGCCTGGCGCAGAGTACCGAGTGATTGGTGGTGTCTTGCGAGAATGGACGCTGCGTTATGAGGCGAACGCCGGCGTGACTGAGAGTTGGTCTTTCATTGGGCGGAGCGTGCAAGCGAACGCGCTGACCGGCTCGCTGCCGACGCGCGTTGTTACGCCTGTCCTCGCGCGTCATGCTTCGTGGTTTGTAGACGACATCGGCACAGCTCACGGCACAACGCCAATACCAGGCACAGTTATCGAGGCTGAGTTGAGCATTAACACAAACAGGCATCTCAAGATGTTTGAAGGTTCGCAACCGCTCGATTGGGGCGAAGGGCGCTGGGAAGCGCAGCTTAGCCTGACGGCGGAGTTCAACACGACCGCCAAGGCTTGGGTGGATGCGCTGTTGACGAACAGGGTGGCGCGCAACATCCGTGCTGAGTTTGTCGAGACAGCCAGCACGCGCGAGCTGCGGATTGACTTTGTCGGTTTGATCGCTGAGCCGATCGAGCTATTCGGTGACCGCGACGGCAACATGACCGTCGAGCTGACGTTCAAAGCGTTGGTGGCTGGTCCACTGAACAACTGGCTTCAAATCCGCGTTATTAACGGTGTAGCGACATTGCCATGATTGACCTAAGCAAAGTTCGTCGGATTAACCGAGACGCGCCGGGAAGTTTCATGGAATACGCGCGCTTGCAAGCCATCATCGCTGAAGGTGACCTGATGGCTATTGCGCGTGCGTTGGAGAACTACGGCGTTGACGTGCGCGAACTTTCGTTCAACGAGCTGACAGATGTCATTAAGCACATCGCAGGAGAACCGACCCCTTTATCGGCCACGAACGCGACCGCGTGATCTTGCTGCTGCATCTCGCGGAGACGTGGGGTGTGCCGCCGTGGGTTCTGGAGCGAGAACTCTCGCTATTCTGGGCTGAGGCCGTATGTGAGTATGAGCGCGAGAAGACACGCCAGGTAAAGCGCGCGATGAGGAAACATGGCGGACGGTGAGATTCGCATCGAGATCACGGGCGACGCGCGTGATTTTCGGCGCGCGGTGGCCGGCGTGTCAGATGACCTAAGCAGGCTGCAAAAGCAGAGCTTTGGGTTGGGCGACGCGCTTAAGGGCGCGTTCACTGCGGCCGCAGGATTCCTTGCCGCAGGTGCGATCCAAAGTGGCTTGCAAGCGCTTAGCGGCGCAATTGGTGGAGCGGTCAGCAAGGCAGCGGAGCTTGAGAGCGAGCTCAACTTTCTTCAAGCAGTGAGTGGCGCGACTGGCGAGCAGATGCGCAAGGTGTCGGAGCTTGCAAAGCAGTTAGGCGCAGACGCAACCATTCCCGCTGCGTCAGCGCTTGATGCAGCTAAGGCGATGACTGAGCTAGCCAAGGCTGGCTTATCCGTGGAGCAAAGCATGGCTGCAGCGAAGGGGTCGCTGCAGTTAGCCGCTGCTGGTCAACTTGATGCCGCGCGCGCGGCTGAGATCGTGGCTGGTGCGCTGAATGCTTTCGGGTTAGCAGGAGATCAAGCCGTCCGGGTGGCCGACCTGCTGGCGGCTTCAGCAAATGCAAGTGCTGCGAATGTCACCAGTATGGCGGACTCGCTCAAGATGTCGAGTGCCGTTGCCGCGATGAGCAACAGGAGCATCGAAGAGACCATCACTGCCCTTTCGATGATGGCAAATGCAGGTATCCAGGGTAGTGACGCTGGTACGTCGCTTAAGACGATGCTTCTGCGCTTGATGTCTCCAACGAAGGACGCGAAGGAGAAGCTGAATAGCCTCGGCATCAGCCTGACCGACGCCCAGGGCAGGATGATTTCTTTGAGAGACATCACCGAACAGTTTGCCACTAAGCTATCGGCACTCACCGAAGAGGAGCGAAATTACATCCTCACAACTGTGTTTGGGTCAGACGCTATCCGCGCGGCAAACATCGTGCTCATGGCAGGCGCGGATGCGTACGACGAGATGTACAAGGCCGTAACCAAATCTGGCGCGGCGACTGAGCTTGCTGAAGCTCGTATGCGCGGCCTAAAGGGTGCACAGGAAGCGCTGAGAAACACAATTGATACGCTTGGCCTATCGTTTGGCCAGAAGCTCACGCCGGTCCTGGCTGAGGTTGGATTCGCACTCGCTGAGCTGCTGAACAACGAGCGCGTTATCGCGTTCGTCGAGACGCTTGCAGAGAAGGTAGGGGGCGTGCTGGCTGATGGTTTCGCCTTGGTGAGAAACGTGGTTAGCCAGATTGACCTTTCGGCCTTCGTGAGCACAGCGCGTGTAGCCGGCGAAGAGCTAGGCCGGATGTTTCAGCCGCTGTTAGCGGGATTAGCAGTGGTCGGCGCGGCTATCGCTCCTATCCTACAGGACATCGGCGGCCAGATACAAATACTCGTCGAACAAGGCATCCAGCAATTTGGCAACATCCTTGCCGACCTGAAACCGGTAGCACAGGATACACTACACGCCATCGGCGAGCTATTCGCTGCACTCGCGCCGCATGTACAGAACGTTCTGCGCGCGCTTGCGCCGCTGGTGTCTCAGATCGGCAACGCGCTGCTTACCCTATCTCGCAACTTCGGCGCTGTGATTCGTGAAGCGCTGCAAACGCTCACATCCTTCATCCGCGCCATTGCTGCGCTGTTGCGCGGTGACGTGGATGGATTTGTTCGCTATCTAGGTGATAGCGTCAGAAACCTGCGTGAGCTGGTAACAACCGCGATACGGGGCTCAGTTGAGACGATAGGCAATTTAATCGGCGTCAACTTGACCGGCGTGCTCTCATTCATTGAGAGAGTGAACAACGCGCTACTCGGCCTGCGCAATCTCGGGTTGAGCGTAGGACAAGCAGTGAGCAACGCCATCAGCAGCATTCGCCTTCCGTTCGGCGCAGGCGGCCAGCAGCAACAACCTGCTACTCAGAACGTGACGAACAACTACATGCTCAACGTGAACGCTGCGTCGTCGCAGAGTGTGATGAGCGACTTCGAGTTGATGAGGAGGCTAGGATGGAGATAGAGCTATACCGAGGAACATCCACGCTAACCACGTTGCACTACCGCAACGTAGCAGGGCAGTACTCATGGGTGCTGCGAGACTTCCAGGGCGACCTGATGGACGAGGTTGAGATGCTCACGCGCGAAGCGCTGGGCGGACGAACGTTGTTAGTAGGCCAGCAAGGGCGCGCGCGGCGCATTGTCATCGTGCTCGACGTGCAGGGAAAAAGCATGCCGAACTTGCACGCGGCGATACGAGAGTTGGAAACGCACGTTCGTTGGCGCAAAAGGGGAATACCGCTTGAGCTGCGAGTCAGGGCAAACAATCCTGACCCGTGGAGCGTTATAGAGGTCGTGCTAGAACAGATGAGCGCGCAGTTTGAGGACGACCAGTATCGCGCCACGGTCACACTGCGCTTTGCGTGCCGAAGCATCTACTGGAGAGAAGGAATAGGCGTGTTTCCGTCGTCCAACAGCACGCTTGTCGGCAACGCATTTGTGGTGAACCTGAGCACAATGACCTTCACGCCGATCACCGGGATCACAGAAGCTATTATCAACATTGACTACCGAGAATCCTCAAACGAGTGGATCATATTCACATCCACTCAGGTATGGCGCGCGCCTGCCACGGGCGGCGCGGCTGCGCTCGTTGGTTCAGTGCCAGGCTCAAGCAACTTACGCGGCTGTGTAGCGCACGACGGAAGTATCCTGGCTGTGGTGCAGGGTGTGAATCAGCTAGTACGATTCACCTACCCTTCTTCTTCTCCGACGGTGTTAGGCTCGTTCAACGGGGTTCCGTTTCGCGTTAGAAGATTTGGTAATTCGTATGTATCGGTAGGTGAGTTCAGTCAGTACCAAAACACAAGCGGACTTGCGGGAATGATTGTCACCGATGTCGGAGGAACGATCCTCAGTACGTTCTCTCCATTCCCAGCGAGTGCCATATTCCCCGGCGGCGGGAGAATCCGCGACGTGTTGATTAAGGACAACATCGGCGTCGCAATCGCGCATCGCGCGCCTTCGCCGTCGCAGAGCTGGATTGCGGTGTGGAGCGGCCAAGTCGCGCCGTACTACGTCGCGGAAGGCGCATCAACCTGGGGGCCGTTCGAGATTGACCAGTCATCGCCGATTGACGACGTGACCATCTGCGCTGAGTCTCATATTCACGCAGGGCGCACGTTCAACACGTTATGTCGCTTGAGGAACTTAAGCGGCGTCGTGCCTTACGCTTATCCGACCGTGAACGTAGGTAGCGTGCAGGACGGCTGTGCAACCGAGCGTTTCACGTTCACCACCAGCGAGCCGCGGAAGGTGTTCAGGCTTGGGGAAGATGGAACGGCGATGCCGATGTTTACGGCGAATGTAAACAGCATCGCCATACGGCGGGTGGGCAATCTCATGTGTATTGGCTACGTTACATCGGCCACTGTGTGGACGCCGTTACTCATTAGCATTGGCGCTATCTCAAACACTGGTGCGACAGCAGAGATCGTGCCGCGGCTGAGCGGCCTTGCGGTAGACGTGTTCAGCTGCTACAGTAAGGTGGATACGGAGATTCTCGGCGAAGTGATTGACCCGCAGACCAAAGCGGCTAACTACGAGCCAAAGTATCACAGCGGGGGAACTGTGACGCCGCTGCCAGGCACGCGCTACGAGCGAATGTTTCGCGGGTCAGCAAATGAGCAGGTATTCGCTTACTGGTTCGCGGTGGGCGGGAGTGTTCCGTTGAACAACATCACATTAAACCGATACAAGCATGATTGGCGTTGAGGTAACGCTTGCATTAACGTCGCTCAGGAGTCCAGGAACGAGAACTGGCGCACTGGCACTCAGCGGCTCCTTCGAGCGACGCGCGATGGACGTGGCGGAGTGCGAACTAGAGATACGAGTGCATACGCCTAGCTGCAACCTTAGCGCGTACGGCGATGTGATTTTGGTGATGCTGCCTGACCGCAGGGAGATTTACTTCATCACTGCTATTGAGCGACGCAACACCTACTACGTGGTGCGAGGCGAGACGTTTCTTCGCTACCTGCGCGACTACTATCCAGACCGCTACGCTGGAACAAACGATGCGCAATGGACAGGCGACGCAGCCGCGGGAGTCTTGCGCTCGCTTAGGCCGCTTGAGAGCGTGCCGGTACATTCAGGCGGCGTGAATTTCCGCGACTACTGGATCATCACGCCGAACAACGTGCCGCCAAGCGTGACCGTCAGCACGTCTTTCGCTTGGGCATCTCGGCTCGAGGCTGCGCAGGAGATCACGCGGCTAGCGCACGCGCAGGGCTTCCCGTTGGTTTGGTGGTTCGAGTGCGGGCGATGGTGCGCAACAAAAGATGCGTCAGGTAACTACGGCGTTGAACCGTCTATCGCCCTGGTGTTCGCTCACGGCCTGCCGCATCACATGCTGTTCCGTCCTAGATGGGCCGGCTCGATAAAGTACGAAGCGTGGGTGTACGACCGGAGTCAGCCGACCGCGGGAGTGGCGTTAGGCTACGGACACGGAGAGGACAGGGACGTAGCCAGGGCGCGAGCAACGCACGGCCTGTTCAACGGCTGGACGTATTGGGAAGGCCGGCTCGATGGACGGGCGACCGGCACGTCGTCGGCAGCGCAAGCTGCGCTGATGCGATGGCGACCGGTTGAGGCTGGAGCGGGGCAGGCTTACTCGCAGGAAATGCCCAGGCTTGGGGATCAGGTATTCCTAGTCGGTGGGGACGACCACAGATGCGCTGGGATCGCGCACGTGGTGAGCGAGCGTTACTCGGTAACGGGTGGACAAGTTTCAAGCGCTGAGGTGGGGGTGGTGCGGATATGACGAGCGAGCGAATGGACCTTCTAGAGCGTGCAGACAACTTCGCGCCGGCCACAGCGAGAACGACTTGGGCCGGTTCAGTGAATGTTCCAGCAAGCGGCAACGCCACGCTGCCAATCTTTGGACTTAGCGAGATGACAGGCAACATCTTTGAGTACGTCCCGTCGGCGCAAGCGCTAAGAATCAAGCAGGCAGGCGTTATTGGTTTCCTGGTCAACGTCATCTGCAACGCAACTGGTGTTGGGAATCTTGGCGTGTTGCTGCGCCAGGCGTCGCCGTTGCACGAGTGGGGCTTAGCAGTGCAACCGTATTATTTGCATTCGAACTTCGCGTTTGCGACAGGCGGCGCGCGATTGGTAAACGTGCCAGCAGGCGGCGCGAACTATCAGATACACGTCGTGAACACGGGTGGCACAGGGAGCTTCACGCTGCAAACGGTGGATATTCGTCTTGTTTATTTGGGTAGGAGATAGAAAGTGAATTGCTAAGCTAGCGTTCAAGCGGGCGGTTGGCCAGCCGGTTGGCTTCCCCAGCCAGCCGGCTGGCATGAAGAATGCGATTGGATTAGTTATCTGGAATCCAGATACAAGATGACCGAGAATGCTATCTCGGTCAGCGTTTGGTCGTATTTGGCCAAGTACGCCAGGTCTGCAAGGGGGATACCGACGCGGAATCCTGCTCGCTCGAGCAGAAAGGTGGCGTACTGCTCAGGGAGAGTTTCCAGAAGCATTTGACGGAGCACGTCAGGCATAAGCTGGAAGGCTTTCGCTTCCGGCATGTCAGCGAGGACCTGAATCGCCTTAGACACTGGCAAGTCGGCCAAATTCGCGGTTTTGACCGCTTTACAAAGCTTGCTCAGAGCACTTCTGCTCATCACCGACTCCCTTTTGTGGCGCGCCGGCGGCGTGCGCCGCCGGCGCGCGGTCATCATTCTGTTTCTTCAATCATTTCCAGGACCTGTTTCATGGCGTTCACGTCGCACGTTCGCCATGCTTCACGCGCTTGGGCGCGGAGCGGGGAATCTTCGGGCAACTCTTTCGCGCGCTCTGCCAGAAGCTGGCGAAGCGCGTGCACTTCGTCTGGCAGCGCTGGTGCGAGCTGCTGCTCAGTCACGCGCTGTGCGCCGGGGATGGTCTCGGTCTCGGTCTCGTCCAGCCAGCCCAGCCCGGCCAGGCTGAGAGTAAGGCGGCGCTTTGCTTTGGTCAACGCCTTCATCTCGGCGTTGGCCAGCGCTTCACCGCGGAGGCCGGCCACGGAGACTGATCCGATCTCTACATCCTCTCGACCGTCGCGGTTACGCCCGCGAACGGTCACTACGACTAGGTCGTCCTTTCGTTCGATATGCGCATCTACGATGCTGATGCCGTGGATTGCGCGCAGCTGGTCAGCAGCGGCGCGTGTGGCATAGAGCACCAAGCGACCGTTTAAGCGCAGATACTCAAACGGGCGCGTCAATGGATTAAGACCAAGCGATCCGCAAACGGCTCGGTAGTATTCGAGCCGCTGCGACTCGCTCAACCCAGAAAGATCGCCAGAGACAAGCACGCGCTCAAGAATGTTAGCGGAAGTAGTAACAGATAGCTCGCTCATGGTTAAATCTCCAAAGTACCAGATGCGTAAGCGACTGATTCTTCGAGAGTTTGAAGCTTGAGATAATACCCATCAGGGTTTGTGGCTTCGTAGCCGCATAGCGACCAGTGACCACATGCGTCCTTGTTCACGTTAATCTTTACGCTTCCCGATCCGGGGAAGGGCTGCGTCACATAGACATCAGCGTTCTTCCCGTGTATCTCAACCTTTGCCAGTTGAGCGAGCGATGGGGGAAGCAGGTTGCAGATTAGACGGTAATCTTCGGCGTACTGAGCGGAGCGCGCCGCTTCTTCGGCCAGTTGGCGAAGGCGGTCTTCATCGATTCTCTTCTGGCGGATCGCTAGACCGCGTTGTACAAGGTCGTTTAGAGTCTCGTTCGTCGTTTGGTTACTGGTTATCTGGTACATCTGGTTTCCTCCCTTAGGATTGGTTATCGCGTAATATTATATGCGCCAGCAGCCCGATGTCAAGGGACGAGGGGGTTCTTATCAAACTCTAAGGCTCAACCCAGTCATGCCAATGTGATGTTGTATAATATAGGCATGAGAAACTGGGAGCAGGAACAGATTGTGAAGAAGCACCTGCTAGGGTGCTACGTCGAACCGGAGATCAAGGCGAGAATCAAAGCGCTCGCGCGCGCGAAGTGCATGAGTATCAGCCAGATCACGCGCGAGCTGCTCGAGTTCGCACTACCGCGACTCGAAGCGCAACATGATCATGATCTCAGCGAAAGCCCTTGAGCGAGCATTCAGCGAAGAACGTTCGCTCAAGGGCTTTATCGCTTCAGGTATAGCGCTCAGCTACCAGCCGAGAGAGTATCTGGCCGTTGGGCGTGTTGACCGCCCGTTGGATGCTGACGACATCGCGCGAGTTGTCGCGCTCGCGCGCGAAGCCTTCATCTTCGTCAAAGGGGAACCACAACGCGAGGTCATCTCGTCAAACAGCATCACCTGGCATGTCGCACGATGGCCGCTGAAGCGTGAACTCGTGGCAGATCATCTGCCAAAAAGGAGAGACAGATGAGCCAGAATCTTTTCACCCCAAACTTTCTTTACTGCGCTACTTCTAACGTGATTGTCGGCAGTGACCGCTGCCGGCTGTACTTGCTCGCGTCCAATGCCGAGCAGGCCGCAAAGTACACGTGGCCGACGAAGACGCGCAAGAGGACGCGGTACGTCGTGTCGTGCGAACGACTGGCAGGCTTGCAGTATGCGGACGAAATAGAAGCAGCAGCACATCGCTATGGCTTCGCCGACAATCGTCCCCACATCTGCGACGTGATGGAGAACCACAAAAGCCTGGCGAGTATCATAATCGAGACAAACGCTTTGCGCTGGGCGCTGAGCTTTCTCCCAGATGATGCGGTGAAGACGGTGGCCATCAGCGACAAGGGGTTGAGCATCCAAGGCATACCACTAGGCGGAATCGCCCTATACAGCGCAGAAATGCTCGTGCGAAGTAGGCCACTTCGTCTCGTGTTTGAGCAGATGCCGCATAACGAGACGGCCCACGTGGACATTCTGGGACATCGAAACGCGCGTGCGCTCAAAATCTCGCTGGGCATGGAGACTCACTACGTGTTCGATTACCGCAACGGGTTCACGGCTTTCATCGGAGGTGAGCGATGATCGCAAAGCTGAAGAAGGTGCTCTATACGGTTGACGAATTTCATCCTGACGGCGACGTGGTTGTGCGGGTCGCTGATGACTGCTCAATTCAAGCGTGGTCAATCAGTCAATTTCGCGCTGCGTGCGTGATCGCACGAGGAAAGCATGAGCTTGAGAAGATGGAGCGAGCTGTTCCTGAAATCGTGCTAAGAAACGCAAGGTCACTTGGAGAAGCATTGGCCAGGGACAAAACAAGCTCACTCCCGTTGGGCGATTGGCGCATCGAAGTGTTGCGTTTACTCGATGAAGCAGATAAGGTATCAGCGGCGTTCGTGCGCGTGAGTGACCTTAAACACGTCAGGGAGCTACACGAAAAATCACTGTCGATCCACGGGTTGTACTGCGAGATCGTGTTTGGCGAAGAGATAATCAAGTTTGAAGGCAAGTTAGGAAAGGTCATCATCCCCGCCAGGTTGACAATACCGGGGCGCATCGGAGTGAGCGTTCGGTATCTCGTAGAAGCTATCGAGAACCTGGTAGCGAAGGATGACATCGGCATCGCGATAGTTCAGCACAGGGATACGTATGTCCTTGTGCTGGCTTCTGAGCACGAACGCCATTACATCGCAGAAGCGAGAAAGAGATGACAGAGGGATTCGTGCCAGTGCCCAATGCCTGCTTTGAGTATCTGGCTGATCTATCAGGCGCAGAACTCAAGGTTCTGCTCGCCATCCTGCGCAAAACCACGGGCTGGCGAAAGGAGAGCGACGAGATTAGCATCGAACAGCTTCAGCAGATGACGGGTCTCGCGAGAAACAGCGTGCGTACTGGGTTGCGAGGACTTCTGAAACGCGGGTTGATCGAACAGCGCAGTAATGCGACGGGTAGCAAAGCGGCGTCTTACACGTGCGTCATTCCGTCTCCTAGAGGGTCAAAAATTGACCCGCTAGAGGGTCAAAAATTGACCCCCGGTGACAGTGGGGGGGTCAAAAATTGCCCCCCTAGAGGGTCAAAAATTGACCCGCTAGAGGGTCAAAAATTGACCCCACAACATACATATACAAACAACAAACAAGAGAGCGCGCGCGATGAGCGCGCGCTCTCGCTCTCGAACGAAAGCGTAAACGGGAAAACGCGCGACTACCTGGACCACGTGCTAGACCGTTTGGCCGGCCACGATCCAGCAGAACGCACCATCCGCGCGTGGTCACTACCGCCTCACCTTGAAGCCCAGTGCCTCGCCTTCTCTCGCATCTTTGAGGTTACGCCGACAAAGGCAGATAAGGCACGCTGGGCGAAGGCCGCCGAGACCCTGCACGAGCTGCGTTGCGACGACGCGCGGCTCAAAGCCGCACGTGACGAGGCGCGCAAAGCCGGCCTAATCTGCACCTGGCCCGGCGCTGTGGTTAACCTACAAGCCATACGCTCGATTCAGCAGGAATATGAGCTCGTCTACGATGAGGAGAAAAATGTCTATGTACGCAAGCCGAAACGGAACTAAGCCAGCTACTGACATCACGCCCATCTACAGCGAAGAAGCCGAACAGTCAGCACTTGGCTCAGCCATCATTGATCGAGAAGCACTGGCAATGCTGGCTGACATACTCAAGCCAGAGCACTTCTGGGACATCCGCCACCAGTACATCTACGAAGCGATGCTGTCGTTATTCGGTCGCGGTTCTCCCGTTGACCTTCTGTTACTCTCGGATGAGCTGCGACTCCGAGGTCACCTCGACGAGGCGGGGGGCGAGCCTTACATTGCCGCGTTGTGCTGCGTTGTGCCTACTGCGTTGCACGTTCGCCATTACGCGGAGATCGTCTACCGCGATTGGCAACGCCGCACGGCGCTGCGCATCGCACAGGAAATTGCCAAGGCTGCTTATGAAGGTCACGACGACCTGCCGACGTACGCTACCGACCGGCTATCCGTGCTCACGACCGGCGAACGACAGGCTATTTCGCTCTCAGATGCGCTCGTTTGCTGCGTCGCTGACTACGACGCTGCAGGTGAGCGGCTGCCGGGCGTTCCTACCGGCCTGAGCTCGCTCGACCGTATCTTGGGCGGACTGTGCCCGGGCAGGTTGACCGTGATTGCTGGTAAACCCGGAGCTGGCAAAACGACGCTCATGCTCCAGATGGCGCTGACCGCTGCTCGCTCCGGCTCGCCTGTGGTCATCGTATCTTGCGAGATGAGCGAGCCTGAGGTTTGCCGCGTGCTGCTCAGCCGTCACGCCGGCATCAGCCTATCGCCAGCGGATGTGCTTGCGCTTGACGAACGCACGCGCGCTGATCAGCGCCGCCGGCTGATGGATGCTGTTGACCAGATCGCAAAGATGCCTATCAGCGTCGACTACCGGCCTGGCATCTCAGTTGCTCAGCTGCGCCACTTGCTTCGCTACCATGCCCAGCGCGGAACTAAGCTCGCTGTCGTGGACTACGTCCAGCTTGTGGATGGTCGCACGCGCCGCGATCAGAGTCGTGAGCAAGAAGTCGCAGAAGTGGCGCTCGCGCTGAAGACGCTGGCCGGTCAGCTCGGCATGTCCATCATTGCTGGCTCGCAAGTTAACGATGCCGGAGAAGTGCGCGAGTCACGCGCGATTGAGCAACACGCCGACGCGCTCATCGTGCTTGAGCGCGCCGACATCGGCGATGCGATGAACCCACCGCCCGTGCGCACAATCGAAGCGCAGATCAGGAAGAATCGCCACGGGCCTATCGGGAAATTACAGCTAGGCTTTCACGCTGCCAAGGCTTCATTCGCGGAGGTGTTCGATGCCCGTTAATTTCCCTGGTTACCGTGACGACATCCCAGTTGTCGAAGGTCGCCCGCTGCTCTTTGTGCGTTGCAGGAAGTGTGGCCACATGACCGTCGCTCGTTCTCCCAACGCCGAGACCGTGCGCGGATGGCAGTTGCCGGAGCACTGGCCGTATCATGCGCGACAGTTACGTGCCACTGTCGAGGGCGTGTGCCACAAATGCGCCGGTTCGTCTTGCCGACCCCCGGAAAAACATGCCCTGTAACGTATCAGAAGCCCGTTTTTTGGCGTCTTTTGGCCTGCCCAGGTATCTGGAACCTGTGACCGTCAAAACGCGGTTTCTAGAGCCTTCCTGTGCGTATCTGGTGGCAATGCCT